AAACCATTACGACAACGACACGAGTGACGACGAATATCTGTACCGTCTTCGCACAGAAGAAGAATCTCGCAGTCATTACGCTAATATTAAAAAAGAAGAAACTAAAATAAAAGATGAAGAGTTTCTTCTGTTTAGTGATGACGAAGATGCTTATTAACTTTTTTGTCTAATAATTTTAGTGCCGTTTTTAGCTTCAAGATTGTTGAGACGAAGTTCCATCTCATCAATCTTTTTTGCCATCTCTGGATGCTTCTTTTTCCATGCATCTGGAGGCTCCTGGAGCCACTTCCAGCCCCATCTATTAACGAGATAATCTAGCGTATCATCGAATTTAGAATAGGCCCACAGGCCCATACTAGTCTCTTTAAACCAAGCTAGAAATGCAGCACCAATTAGCGCACCAGCAATTGCTGTATAGATCCAAAGAGTATCTCCAAACATTGCATTAATTGTTTCAAGCATCTATATTCTCCGTAGCTCTTACATAGTTATCCATGCCATGATCTTTGGCTCCATCTAGGATACCAGATTTCCATCCACGCCATTTATCTTTGACCATCTGCCAAAGAGTAAGTTCTCTAACTTTTCCGTAGAAATTAATATATTGAAGAGTACCGTGGTGCTTATAACCCATAAGAGCTAAAGGTACTTTAGTAACTAAATCATTGTTATTTACGAATCTCATATGACGAGTTTCTATATTCTTAACAAATGTTCTTGTGCCAACTCTAGGCGAACCAAACGTTGTTAGTTGTTCAACCTTCATAACTTCTTCAAAACGAGAAGTAGCAAGAGTAGCCATAGCACCACCAAGAGAATGGCCAGTGATATAAAACTTTTTATCCTTATGATCTTCTTTGTGTGCTTTTAGAGCATCCCAAAGTTTATCTATCTCACCTCTAAAGCCAGAATGAACTAAACCAAATGTCATTGCTGCTCGCGGAATAGCGTTTAGGTCTGCTAAAACGTCAGACAATTCAGAAGGTTGAGTACCTCTAAATGCTAAAACATATTCTTCTTTATTCCAAAAAGCGTGGCATTGCGCGCCATCATTTTCAAAAAACTTGTGTCCTGTATAACCAAGTTCTTTTTTTAATGCATTTGCTTCTGCTTTATCAAGATAAGCAATTGAAGCTAATTTAGCCATTTGGTGACAAACATTCATTTTTTTCTCCTAGTTATCGTGCTAATGGGTTATCTAATGCTTTTTGTAACGTTCTAGTCATACTAGTTTCTAAATTTTTCATATCTCGTTCGACTTTTTGTTCTAGATCAGTCATTCTTTTAGAATTGGAATCTCTTAATGCGCTAGATTTTTTATCATAATCGTTTTGTAAAGCATCTCGCTTATTTTCAAAACGTTCTTCTGCATTTTGAACTATTTTTCTTACTGATTCTTCTGATTTACGCAACACATCTTCCATTCTTTCTACTTGCTTTTCAGTATGCATTAGATCGTCGCGCAATCCTTGTTTAATATCTCGTGTATATTCTGTTCCTTGTTCAATGCGAAGTAACGCTTCGTTTAGCTTTAAAATAACTTTTTCGTTTTCAGCTTGAATAGCTTCTACGTTAATATTTTCAATAACGTTTTTCATACCCATATAATCATTGTAGACCTGAAACGCGCCGTACAAACTACCGATTACTGCAGAAACTATAGCAAAAAGAGCGCCAATAGTTGTAGGCGTCATAGTAAATCCAAAGATTTTCATCTTTGCATTTTTGAGATTTTCTACTTCCTGCTCAAAATTTTCTATGCTTTCGCCAAGATCTTTGTTTTCTGCTTCTACAGCAACGTCTTGACTTTGCACTTTTTTAGGCCTGCCCATTTTTCTTCCTTTAATTTTCGAACTTAGGTCCACTACCGCCATTTGCGTTTAATCTCTTCAGCGTATCTATTTCTTCTTGTAATCTTAAAACTTCTAAACGCTTTTTTCTTAATTCTAGCTCATACAAAGAATTACAATTAATTCTTTCTTTTGGTCCATCAATTGGAATTACAATTCTTCCATATACACCTATATTGCGATTAGATGGATCGTTATTTTTATTACCAAAAGGACTTTGATAATTATCAATAACACCAGTTACTCCAAATTCTAAGCTTGTAGATCCGCCGATAGCATTTTGACAATGAAGCTCTCCAGCTCTAATACTGTCTTGTCCATAAGACTGAGGCATTCCAGGTAATTGTAAACTTAATGCACTACCTTGAGCAAACACAAACTTAGTTAGCAAAGTTAAAGATATAATTAATAACAGTTTTTTCACATTTTACTCACTTATTCATTTTTTATTTTTGAACATATCCTTGATGACACTGCAGTTCTTACGTTACTATCTCTTTGTAATTTAGATAAAGAACAAATGTAAGTTGCTCTGCTAACATCAGCTTTTCTTATATAAACATCAAAAGTTGTTTTTGACAGATAATCCAATCTAATTATTCCTTGTGATGTTACAAACGGAATTGATTGGAAATCTTTATCAAATACCTTAATTTCGTAATGTTGTACATCTTGTCTTTTGTTGAATATACTCATTGTTGTTTTCACAACACCATCTAAATGAGACTGTACAAGCTTAGGATACGTCGGTGTCATATCGTGGGCATGGGCAGAATCCCCAATACCCACTAAAACCAGCACCGTAGCAAGCCAAACCGTACATAAATTCATCATTAAAAAACTCCTTTATTTTGCGATACATTCTGCAACAATCAACGCAGTGTAATTACCGCCTGGGAATGCTTTGTTGCCGCCCATTGTAGCTTTAGAAGAAGTTGCAAACCATACGCTGCCGGCTGCTGTTAACTCATACTTATCGGTCATACCTAATTCAATTTTAGATGATTCATATGTACCCATACCAGTAGCGTCAGAAACTGCTTTTACTGTAGTGTTACCTATAAAAATTGGCGAATCTGGTAAAGTTGGGCTTGAACTAAATGATGTTGGGGCAGTAATCGTTGCGTAATAAGCATTAGCTAATGATACATCAAATCGTACTACCGCGTCTTCACCACCGTCTGATCTAGCAGTTGACAACGTGTATGCATTTGGGTTACCAAATGTGCCAGCGTTATCAGTTTGAATTACACATCTAGATTGTACAGTACCATTAATTGGTACGCTAGTAAAAGCTTGTGTGACATTAGTTGCAGCAAATAATGTTGCAGCTAAAGCCATTGTAAAATAAGTCTTTTTAAACATGTGATTTCCTTAATCGTTTTTGTTTTCGTTTAAATTAAATTGCATATCAACCATCTTTTGATGGAGTAACTGCTGTGCGAGACCATTACGTAAACCAGCTCTAGCATCGGGTAATTTTTTGTCAACTAAAATTACCGAGTCTTTATATACACCACCAGGGATTACAGCAGAATAATATCCCTGTCGTTCAAACGCTGCAGAAGCAGAAGCAGCTATTAAATCAAGTCTAGACGATTCTGCAACTAACGCGTTTTTATCTATTACAGACATTGCTTTTTCTAATCTATACTTTCTTTTAATTTCTTCTAATGCTTCTTCTTTGTCTTCTTCGTTATTCTCTAAATTTTCTTTGTCTTGTTCTATCGTTATATTATCCTGTCTAGCATCTTTTGTGCCGTCGTATATGGTGCTTACATCAAACTCTGATATATTTGGCATTTGCGGCTTATAACCTGGACAACCTGGGTTAAACTGAGGATCATAACATGGATCAACTTTATACGTATAAACCACATTTGTCTGATAGACAGATCCTGGTCCTCTTACTTCGATGCTGCCATCTCCCCACAATTGCCTAGGTATAGAACCTACACCTACAACTTTATTAATCTGAGTACCACTCAAAGAACCTGGTTTCCAATCATCTGTTGATTTAAAAATAAAACCGGTTCCGCTTGCATTAGCATTTTGCACATCAACTGATACTAAGTCAGCGGTTTCTTTTCTAATTCTATAACTGTATATGACGTTTTGTATATCTAAACCTGGCGGAGTCGGTAAAACATTTCTCATAGACCAGCGCAAAGCATTGTCTGCTGCAGCATTCCCTGTGTAACCGTAATACGGTTTTAAACCATCAGAGTAGGAATAAAAGGGCAAGCAAGCCGCCAATACCAATAGTAGCTTTAGTTTTAGCATCTAATCCGTCCGATTTTTTTAATTCTTGTTTTGTTGTTTCTACATGAGATTCCCAACCCAGTTTTGCTTCTTCGCCAATTTTGCCGTTGTACGGACAAGGAGTTCCGGCATGCATCATAGCAGCAAAAACTTTCTTATCTTGGCACATTACAGATACAGCAGCAACTTTCATACCCATGTCGTACATGACTTTTGCGTTCTTAAGTCGTATACAATTTTCTTCGGTAAATGTGGTACCTGCTGAGATACCTAAAATTTGTGTTTGAACCGCACCAGCAACACCAATAGTACATAAGTCGCTATTATTACCAGCGCTAAATTGCGGAGAAACCGCGGTTGGTGGGGGTTGTTTGATAGTCGTGGTCATACTACCAGTTGTGTTGACATCACTTTTTGATTTTGAATCTGTGTAGATTACATCATTTGCAGCAGTTTGTGCAAACGTGGCTGTACTGGCAGCCACGAGCAAAGTCATCGTTATCAATATTCTTTTAAACATGTTATGTCCTCTATTGGCATCTTCGCGCCCTATTGTGTATATTTATAACGCAACGGAAATCTGTGTCAAAGGTATAAATATTAGTTTAATTGATAATTGGAGAAACCAATGAAGAAGATTTTATACATATTGGCACTAGTACCATTTTTGGTATTTGCTAACCCTATTAACGATAATTGCCCGCAGCATACAATTCACGGTGCTCCAATCAGCAGCATTACTAAAAATACACAATATATTTGTCATAGTAATTATGCAGTGCATTACAGATATGATACAAAAACTGCAGAATATGTGGTAGAGCGTTTAGATAAAATGGACATTTCAGGTCAAGCAAAACGCAAAGATGATTTTCGTCAAGATCCTAAAATAGATGATGATAAAGAAGCAACTTTGGAAGACTATAAAGGTCAACCATATGATCGTGGTCATTTAGCAGCAGCAGCTAATAACAAATCAGATGATAATCAAATGAGTGAAAGCTTCTTTCTTACTAACATGGTTCCGCAAGATCCAGGTAATAATAGAGGCATTTGGCGTATGCTAGAAATTGGTGTAAGAAATACTGCTATAGCTGGTGGAGACATTTACGTTATAAGTGGAACAATATATCACCCAAATTATAAGACCATTGGCAAAAATGTGGGTGTACCTAGTGAACTCTGGAAAGTTGTTTATAACGCAAAAACAAATGAAACGATAGCTTTCTTGTTTCCAAACGCCAAACTAAGCACAAAAGACATTCCAAAGTATGCTACCACTGTAGATGCGATTGAAGCTGCCACAGGCATCAACTTCTTTCCAAAGCTAGACGAGAAGGTAGAGTCTACTTTTGACCTAAAAAAGTGGCCAGAAATCAAATAAAGTGTATCATTTTTGACACAGTTTGCAAAAAGTGTTGACATTTGTTCTGAATTGATGTATAATTAATCTAAGAAATGAGGAAATAAGCTAGTAAAAACTTGAAATTAGATGAAAATAACAGTTGACATCTACTCAAAACTAGCTTATAATTAATCATAAACGGTAAATCAAAAGGAACTATACCATGACTAAGTTTGCAAATTTTGACAAAGTAACTCTCAATGCTCTTCGTGCTGAAATGCAAGAAGTAATGAATAAGTATGCCGCTGCTGCTAACCTCACAATTGAAGTTGGAAGCATGAAATTCAGTGCTGCAGAAGTTGAGATCAAAGTAAAAGCAAAAATCAACGGCGCTGTTACAATGACAGATCGATTGCTCGAATCTGCTGCAAAGAACTTGGGCATTAGCAACTTTAAGAACTCTATTGGCGACCAATTAGTTGCTTACAAGCCAAGCTCTTACAAATACCCCTTCGTCTATGTCAGCGCTGCTGATGGCAAGCGTTACAAGTGCAGCGGCGTTATGGCAAAAATGAAATTTGCTTAAATTAAGGGGGCAACCCCTTTTTTTATTTTTGATGAATTAGAATAAGAGAATTAAATGAATCTAAGTGAAAAAGTTATCCTTACCGATGTAGATGGAGTACTGCTAGACTGGTTGTTTGCGTATACACAATGGATGGATAAGCATGGCTACACGGTTGTAAAAGGTGGCGAAAACGAGTATGATGTTACTAAGCGCTACGGACTAGGCCAAGTTGAAAAAGAACGATTGGTTCGAATGTTTAACGAGTCTGCATGGATTCGTAAACTGCCTCCTCTTCGTGATGCAATCAAATATGTTAAAAAGCTACACGAAGATCACGGCTATGTTTTCCGTGTTATCAGTTCGTTGAGTAATGACTACTACGCTCAACACTTGCGAACTAAAAACTTGATTGAAATGTTTGGTCCAAGTGTATTCGAAAGCTTTGTATACCTCGATACAGGTGCTGACAAAGATGAAGCACTAGAACAATATCGAGATAGCGGATGTTTCTGGATTGAAGACAAGCCAGAAAATGCTATTCTTGGCCAAAAAATTGGATTGAAATCTATTCTAGTTGCACACGATTTTAACAATACTAAAGAAGCTCAATGGCTCCCTCGTGTTGCTAACTGGAAAGAAATTTATGAAATTATCGTAGGATAGCTCGTAAACTACTTGGCTTATTATAAATAAATCATAATGCAAGCCTTAATAACAACTTTATTAAAGCTGACCTCGTATTATAGGTCAGCTTTTTTTACATCATAACAGGAGAATGTATTGCCTACGTATACATTTCGTGACGAAAATAACAATCAGCAGGTCATGGAGAAATCCATGCGCATCTCAGAACTTGACGAATTCAAGCTTCAAAACCCGCACCTAACTCAACTAATTGTAGGAGCACCAGCTTATGTTGGTGATTCTCACCGTCTCGGGCGTAAAAAACCTGATGCCGGTTTTCGTGATGTTCTTAAAAATATTCAACACCACCACAAAAAGGATAGTATCAATACATGGTAAAACTGTTTTGATAAAAAATTATCCTGATAACAAGGAGAGTTTAATGCCATATAAGCAGCAACGCAGATTGTCTCGTAAAGAAAAGCAAAGAAACGAAAGAGAAACTGATCACATGGTCAGCATTCTAAATTCTAAATTTGGAATGAGAGCTATTAAGCCGCTAACTCCGACGCAATCTGATATGTTTGATTCTTATAAACAGGGTTATAACATTGCAGCTATTGGAACAGCTGGTACAGGTAAAACAATGTGTGCGCTATATTTAGCACTAGACGATGTACTAAACAATAAAGGATACGATCAAATAATTGTTGTTAGATCAGCAGTTCAAACTCGCGAACAAGGATTTATGCCAGGAAGTAAAGAGCAAAAAGAAGCTCTATATAGTGTTCCTTATTCTGATATTGTAAATGACTTATTTGGTCGTGGCGACGCGTATCAAATTTTACAGTCAAAAGGCATGATCAAATTTATGACATCCTCATTCGTTAGAGGATTAACTTTTGATAATTCAGTTATTATTGTAGATGAATGCCAATCAATGACGTATCACGAACTAGATACTATCATTACTCGAGTAGGCGAATCTTCAAAAATTATTTTCTGCGGAGATACAAGACAAGACGATCTACAGCAATCTAAAAATAGAGCAGATGTTTCAGGACTTGGTTCATTTTTAAAGGTACTTAAGAATATTCATTCCTTTGAAACTATTCAATTTACGCCTGAAGATATCGTAAGATCAGGTTTAGTAAAAGAATATATTTTAGCAAAAGAGGCATATTTGCAATTAGCATGACAATAGCAATTTCGTATATAGTTCAAAATACTAATAGCGAATATGAAGAAGCGGGTCTAGACACACTGGACCCGCTTACTACTCTAGAAGGTATTTACGGTAATAGAGATTGGTCTTTCGAGTTAGCATTTTCAGGAACTGATAGCACTCAAGGAGACCCAATCTCTGTTACTAGTATTGTTGCGACTACACCAACTTACGTAATAAAATCTAATGTTGCGAATAACGTAATTTCGATGTCAAAAAATCCAAATGAATTGATATTTCTAGGTGAAGGTTATAGATTCGTAACATTTGGTTCTACAGAACAGACAACTTATACAGATTTATCAGAGCTTCCAGAAGGATTAAATATTGTAGGATGGGATACACCACCTATAAAACGGTTGACAGCAAATTACACATTTGATATAATGTATAGTATACCGAATCAATCTTTGTTGGGTCAAACTGCAACTGTAACATTAGCTCAAGATTTCTTTTGGGATTTTGTATCAGGCGCAGCAAAATTACAACAACAAGTAGCAAATAGCGAGTACTAAAATGCCAGCAGCAGCAAGATTAACAGATTTAATTGCAACCGGTCATCTATGTGATGCAACAGCGCCTATTCTAGGCGCTTTGCAATCTAAAGTTGCAATAGATGGTTTGTTAGCTGCAGTTACAGGTGATTTAGTAGTACCGCATTTTATAAAAGCTGGTAAAGCATGTGTTATACATCCAGCAACAGTAACTGCTACTAGCTCAAGAGTTTTTATCGGTGTCCTGAATGTAGCTAGAATTGGCGATCCAGCAGACCTTGGTGTTATTATTACAGGATCGCCTAAAGTTTTTATTGGTAGTTAAATTAAAATTATATTATGTTTACACACGTTGATCACGGGATTGTACTCCCAACTCTTACACGGCAGACGACCGAGTCTGGCCGCAAATACTTTACACCCGACGGCAATGCTTACCCGTCTATCACCACAGTTCTTTCTATTCTTGGCAAAGAAGAAATTATTGCATGGCGCAAACGAGTAGGTGAAGAAGAAGCAAATAAAATTTCGCGCCAAGCTTCTACTCGCGGTACAGCAGTTCACAAACTTGCAGAAGACTATGTAGATAATAAACCAGATTGGAAAGGCAAACATATGCCTTCTAATATTGCTACATTTAATACTCTTAGACCAGTCTTAGATGCAAGACTAAATAATGTCTGGATGCAAGAAGTTTTTCTTTATAGTGATAAACTAAAAACTGCAGGTCAAGTTGACTGTATTGGCGAATGGGATGGTGTTCTTTCTATCATCGATTTTAAAACATCTAAGCGAGTAAAAAAAGAAGAAGATATCACAAACTACTTCATACAAATGTGTTTCTATGCAGCAGCTTTCTTAGAAAGAACTGGTATAGCTATTAAGCAAGCCGTGGTAGTAATGGCTGTAGATGACAACGAACCACTGATCTTCAAAGTTAATACTTTTGATTACTTAGACCATTTCATTTCAGTTCGTAAAAAGTACAAAGAAATGTACGAAATCGCAAAATAACTGTTGACATTTGTTCTGAAATGATGTATAATATATCTATATCAACAGGAATACATTATGAACATGCAGTTTCTACGCAAACTAGCTTCTGACGAACTCACAGATACGCTATTTTTTGCTACGGGTACTCGCCCAACAAAGACAAAAACGCCTGAAAAATGGTCCCTTCAAGCAGGACAATTTGAAATCGATATTGTTAACAATCGTAATATAAAAGTTAACGGCGACAGATGCAAATCTGTTCCAGAAGCTAAATTTGTTATACAAGAAATGATACAAAACGCTGAATTTGTGTTATAATATATCTATATCAACAAGGATTACATCATGAAATTTGTTAAAGAACTCTTTCAAGCCGCCATCGCAGCATTGCTTTTCGGTGGTCCAATGTTTGCATACTTTCTTTTCGTAATGAAGCCATGAACAAAGATAAAATCAAAGAACTAATGAAGCACGCTGGCACAGATACCAGCGGCAAATGGATGGGCGTTGATCACGTCGAGAAACTTCTCGAAGCGATTACTCTCGAATTCATCGATATTCTTCAAACTGAAATAGATCTTGTTAAAGGATATCAGTCGACAGCTTGCAATAACTTTGATTTCAGTTGGCATCAAGGTAAGATCGATCACTTTGAAAAATTGATTGATAAAAGCAAAGATCATTTTGGAGTTGACAAATGAGTAACCTTACTATTCCACATGAAGTTGCAGATGGTATTGCAGTAGCTTGCATGCAAGATCAACTAAAATATTTAATCGAAGAAACTCGTGCACACGTTGAAGATGGAGCATGGTTGCATCCAGAGGATTATTACAACAATACAGTTAAGTATATCCCTGCACTGAAATTGCTGATTGCTTATTTTGGAGGCACTGTAGATGATTGAGTTGCTCGCATTAATTTGTCTTGTTGGACCAACAATAATTGTACATTATTTGGGAAAATAATATGAACGAACAAATTCAAGAACTTTCGGACATTGCTTATAAAAATCATTTGGCAAGGAATCCGAATTCTTCTTTTGGTCGCCGATCAGATTATGATAAAGAATTCGCCGAGTTGATTGTTAGAGAATGTGCTAATGTTGTAAACGACAATTATTCTCATGGTAGTTCAGTCGTTTACAAGATATTATTTGAACATTTCGGAGTTAAAGAATGACCAAAATCACAGCACATGAAGCCCGTGAACTTGCAGGACCCACAGTTGAAGAACGTGTGGTGGCAGTGTATCCACTAATTCGTGAAGCCGCAGAAAAAAAGCAACGCCGAGTCGTACTGCACGACTGGTGGGCGCATCAAGGTTATGCTGGTAGCAAAGACTACAAACAAGCCCGCATGATTCTTGAAGGTGAAGGTTACACTGTTCGTTTCTTTTACGAAGAACGACAATTTGTGGACATGTACACAATCGTGGAGTGGTGAAATGAACGAACGAATTAAAGAACTTGCCGAACAGGCTACTATTGATATTAAAGATCAATATGGTTATTGGATTGGTAGCGAATTAGATATGGAAAAGTTCGCCGAGTTGATTGTGGCAGAATGTACCGCGGCTTTATTTGATGAATCGGAAAGATTGTCTGGATTGTATTCGGACGAAGACAATTGGGACTCGGCTGAGGAATATGAAATTCGTTCAAATCAATGTATTGATGACATATCCTTGATTGAAAAACATTTCGGAGTCCAAGAATGAACGAACGAATTAAAGAACTGATCGAACAGGCTACTACCTTTGAGGAGATATGGGGTAGAGGGTTCGACACTACACAATATACTGAGCACTTCAGTAAAGAAAAGTTCGCCGAGCTGGTTATTGACGAATGCTGTCTCAAGCTATTAGATATGGACCAAAAGGTTAATGGAAATCATAACTATTATAAGCATGCAGCAATTGAAATTAAACGGAGTTTTAAATGAATATCGAACGAGTGTTTGTATTTAAGCAAAAAGTATCAGACTCAACGCGTCCTTTACTTTATGCATTCAGAGAATCTGAAATCAAGACTATCGAAAGCCAATGGGGAAGCCAAAACTGTTATCTTGTTATCAATGGCATAAATGTAGAAGGAAGTTTTGATAACTTTATTTCTGCACTAGGAACACGAGTAGATATACCATGAAAAGTGCTATAATGTATATTGTTTCAATTGTAGTTGTTCTAGCAGCATTTCTTTTGATAGTCGATTATTCTAGCGCAATTCCAGATGTGCTGTTTAGTCACTCAACAGGAGAATGTGTTGGAGTACAAAACTATATGGCAATCTTATTTGAAAATCCTGTTTACAGTTGCGAAAACCTACCAACTAAATATAATCATATCTGGGTAAAATAATGAATTTATTTGTTCTTTCTAAATGTCCGACAGAAGCAGCTCAAATGATGTGCGACAAGCACATTCCAAAAATGATTGTAGAAGCTGCTCAAATGCTTTCTACGGCTCATCGCATGCTAGACGGCCGTCTTGAAAGAAAGCCGTCTAAATCTAGCAAGCGAACAGTGAATGGATACGTGCATCTGAATCCAACACTAGACAGCGTGCTGTATAATGCTGTGCATCACGCACATCCTTGTACTGTCTGGACTATGGAGACAAAAGCTAATTACGAGTGGCACTACAAGCACTTCGTAGCTCTCTGTGCTGAGTTTGAATTCAGATATGGTAAACAACACCTTACTGCACAGAAGCTCACAGAAGTCCTCAGAACACCTCCAATAAATATACCTGATACCACATTAACCGCGTTTCCACAAGCGATGAAGCATTATCCAGAATGCATGGTAGAAGGCGATTCAGTACAAGCATATCGTAACTATTATCATGTTGCTAAGTCTTTTGCAAAATGGGCTAAAGGCAGGCAAGCTCCAAGCTGGTGGGAAGGATACAAAGGAATAGCTGCGTGATTACAGAAGTTTGGTTACTTATTACGGCAATTGTTTATACATTTGTCGGCATGTCTTTTAGACCATCTCAGAAAGATATGGCAATTACTATTATTGAAACTACTGTCGATAGATTGATAGCCGATGGATATATTAAAACTCGTAAAGACGAAAATGGTCAACTTGAGTTAATGAAGTATAACGAAGAATGATATATGAAATATATTATCATACATCCTACTGAAGGAATATTTCTTGGTACTACAAAAAATCATGGACTTAGCGTTGACGGCGAAATTCAAAGTCCAAGAATACTTGCGCTTTTTTCATCTAATAATATATTCGATATTGTTAAAGCCGTTGGCTTTTTTACAGAGAAAGACGCTCTAGAATACAGAAAATTGTATATTGGAAAGAGGTTTCCAGAATCTTTTGTTGCTAGCGTTCAAGATGAAAACAATAACGATCCATACGTAGATGTTGTTGATATTGTTAAATCTGGCTATGGAGAATATGCTTGGGGTATGATTGATGCTCTACCAACTCCAAGTGATACCATACATTAAACTGTAAATTATTGTTTACAGATTAGGTGTAAACGATCGTTTACACTAAAAAATGAGCATATTTTTGCAAAAAGTGTATCTTTTTTGACACACTTTAGCTAAAACAGTTGACACTTGTTCTGAATTGATGTATAATTAATACATGAACGGAACAAACAATACTACCAAACGTAAGCGTAGAACAGATCGCAACCATGCAATTTACGAATTGTTTTGCGAAGCAACTGGCGAAAGCTACATTGGAGTTACTGTTTGTTCTGGTTCTGCATTGAATTCTGTACGTAAACGGTTTAACTCTCACGTTAGCCGTGCTAATACAGACACTTGGAAATGGAACTTGTGCGAAGCACTTCGTACACATGGATGTGAAAAGTTTACTCCTTACTTGCTAGAAGTTGTACGTGGCAAAACGTCTGCTCATGCTAGAGAACGTGAACTGATTGCAACTATGAAACCTGCTTTGAATTCTCTTTAAAAAAGAGTTGACATTTGTTCTGAAATGATGTATAATTAATCATAGATTGAAAAAAGGAACTAAAATGGGTACTCGTTCATTGATTGGTATTTACGACGCAGAAGATGGTTCAGTTACTGCTTCTTATTGCCATTATGATGGTTATCTCGATGGTGTTGGTGCTACTTTAGTTAAGTCGCACAATAACACTTGGAATGCAGCTAACATAGCTACTGGTGGATACATTTCATGTCTCGGTGCAGATTACGAAGAATCGAAGCAAAAATCTGCTAATTCTGATGAAGCTGTGAATTACGCTAGCGTTATCGAATACATGAAAGCTGGATTTGATGATTACGGTGTAGACTATCTTTACCTTTTCGATGGCGAAGCTTGGTTCTTCTGCAAAAACAAAAATGTTGGATTCGAAGAAGTTGCAATTAATTTAGAAAATGTTCAACAAACAGTTGACATTTGATCTGAAATGATGTATAATTAATCATACAACGAAACAAAGGATATAAAATGAGTGCATTGACAACTTACGTAGATCGCAAAAACGCTTGGGCTAAAATCTTCAAAGGAAAGCAATTGAGTTTGCAAAATTCTGAAGATCGCAAAAGTATTGCAAGAAGCATCGATTCGGATCTCAGTCCAGAAAATCTTACTTGTGATGGCGAATTAAGCCGCAGCCAAGTGCAAACTCGCTACAAAGCGTTGACTGCTGCAGCAAAAGAGTTGGCTCGGTTGGACCCTGTTGCTGCCAAAGAAATGTACGAATTTTCTGCAGACTAAAAAACAGTTGACATTCGTTCTTAAATGATGTATAATTAATCATACAACAAAACAAAGGATCAGAAATGATTAAATGTGAAACTCCAGATTACGCTATGTATACAGACTTCGGTAACGATGCTGTAGATGCCATTGTTCGCGGTGCTAAAACGCTTAAGCTAACATGGCCACAAGTTCTGCAAGAACTTAGCGATCTTGCTAAGCGCTTTCCAGAAGACTTCGGCGAAGCTACTGACACTGCAGTTCGCGAATGTGTCTACACTGCTCTCGAATTTGACACAGACTTTTACGTCTAAAACAGTTGACATTCGTTCTCAAACGATGTATAATTAATTTTTAAACCACAGGACTTATATTATGGCTCACGAACTTGAATTTGTAAATGGCGTTGCTCAAATGGCTTACCGCGAATCTAAAGGTAAACCTTGGCACGGTCTCGGTACTCCTGTTAACGATGAAATGACTCCACCAGAGATGATGAAAGCTGCTGGATTGGATTGGGATGTTGAGAAAGTTGATACCTTTATTCGCTATAAGGGTGACACTATTAAGACCGGCCAGCAAGCTCTGGTGCGTTCTAATGATGGTAAAATTCTTACGCAAGTTGGACCTGGTTGGAATCCAGTGCAAAACGCAGAAGCTTTTGACTTCTTTACAGACTTCGTAAGCGCTGGCGACATGATCATGGATACAGCTGGCTCCTTGAAAGATGGACAGATTGTCTGGGCTCTTGCAGACGTTCGTGATGGCTTCTCTCTGTTTGGCGGTGACGAAGTTAAAGGTTACTTGCTGTTCTCTAACCCACATCAATACGGTAAAGCAATCGACATTAAGTTCGTAATGGAACGAGTTGTTTGCAATAACACATTGGCTGTTGCTCTTAACGAAAAAGGTCAACCTTCTTTGCGAGTTAACCACCGTTCAAAGTTTGATGCAAATAAAGTTAAAGAAATTCTTGGCTTGTCACACAACAAAGTTGAGAAGTTCAAAGAAGCTGCAGAATTCCTTGGCTCTAAGCGATACGACCGTGCTCAGCTTGAGCGCTTCTTCGGTAAAGTGTTCGGCGAATCTACTCGCGAAAACAAAGTACTGTCTCGTACTGCAGAACAGGCTATGGAATACGTAGAAAATCAGCCAGGCGATAACTTCCGCCCAGGTACATGGTGGAATGCTTACAATGCAGTCACCTTTATGGCTGATCACAAGTTGGGTCGTAGTGCAGATACGCGTATGACTTCTGCTTGGTTTGGTACCAATGCAAAACGTAAAGTTGAAGCGTTGGATATGGCCATCGAAATGGCGGAGGCGGCGTAAGCCGTCTTTTTAAGGGAAAATAAAACATGAAGATTCTTATCTTTGGATTGCCAGGTAGTGGAAAAACTACTTTGGCAAAACCATTGGCTGAACTTCTCGGCGGGATTCATATCAATGCCGATGAAGTACGCACACATTATAATGATTGGGACTTTACACCAGAAGGTCGTATGCGTCAAGCAATGCGAATGAAATACTTAAGTGATGGTGTTGTAAAAGCTGGAAAGATCGTAGTCACGGATTTTGTAGCTCCTACTAAACAAGCTCGTGATGAGTTTGGAGCTGACTACACAATCTGGATGAATACAATTGATGCAGGTCGATTCGAAGATACGAATAAAATGTTTGTTAAACCAGACCCAGCAGACGTTGATTATGAAGTATCTGCATGGTTTGATGATACCCACGTGCAATTGCTAAAAGTTCTTTCATCATTTATGAAGCGAAACGATAATGAGTGAAGTAACTAAAACACGGCACATTGTCAAAACTATCACTTGGCGAATTACAGGTTCATCAGCTACATTCTTAATTGCTTATTTGATGACAGGCAGTTTTGGCATTGCTGGTACTATCGGTGTTGCTCAAGTTGTTGTTAACACAGTACTATATTACATTCATGAACGAGTATGGTACAATTATATTAAAATTGGATTGAAAGGTAAAGAAGATGTACGATAAACCTATGTTTGATTATAAAAAGCCTACCACACAAATGTTGGGCAGGTGGCAACCTTGGCATGATGGACATACTGAGTTGTTTAAAAAGGCTCTTGCTGTAACAGGTCAAGTAGCTATTATGATTCGAGATGTTGGCGGTATTGTTGGACAAGATGCTGGTGCCGGCCGCACAGTAAAACAAGATGATAATCCTTTTAATGAAATCCAAGTAGTCGAGAACATTGAAGCCGGCCTTGCAAAAGAAGGTTTTAATAATGGCTTCGAATATATTATCCTTGTGGTACCAAACATTGTTGACATTAGTTATGGTCGTGGTGTAGGATATACATTTACACAACATGATCTTGGTGAAGCAATTCATAGTATTTCTGCTACTAAAATTCGGGCACAACTCCGTGAAGAAGGTAAACTGTAATGAAAATCGAAGTACAAGAACATACTTGCCAACTATTCAAACGCGATTCTAAAGGTAAAGTTCGCGAATGGGAAGCTATGTCTGGCACCGATGGCACTAACTGGTATTGGTGCACAGTCTCTGGTCTTGATGACGGTAAGAAAGTTCAATCAGGATGGAAGATTGTAGAGCAAAAGAACGTTGGTAAAGCTAACGAAACTTCTCTACAAAAACAAGCTCGTGCAGAAATGCAAGCTGAGTTTAGCAAGAAAAGAGAACGTGGTTACTTCGAATCGCTTTCAAATATTGATACATTTGAAAAGATTAAACCAATGCTTGCTATTAAGCACGAGGACGTTGATTACAACTTCGAAAAAGAAGTGTATTATTCTCAGCCAAAACTAGACGGCATTCGTTGTATTGCTCGTATCGATGGTTTGTGGTCTCGTGCTGGAAAAGAAATTGTAGCAGTTCCGCATATTGAAGAAGCACTTAAAGGATTCTTTGAAAAGTATCCAGATGCTATTCTCGATGGTGAACTATACAACCACGATCTTAAAGATGACTTCAATAAGATTACTTCTTTGGTTCGTAAAACTAAACCAACCGCAGAAGATATTGCAGAAGCAAAGCAATTGGTGCAATACCACACATATGACGTAGTAGAAGTGCCAGAAGAAGTCGAAGATGTACTCTTTATCGATCGATGGAAGTGGCTTCGCAGCCAGAAATTTAATACTTTTGTTAAGGTCGTAAACACTGACATTATTTCACATCGTGAAAAACTTGATGCCATTTATGGTGAATATCTGCAAGACGGATATGAAGGACAAATGATACGAAAGAATACAGTTTACGAGCAAAATAAACGCTCAAAATCACTCATTAAACGTAAAGAATTCCTTACAGATGAGTTCCCAGTAGTGGCTGTAGAAGAAGGTAAGGGTAACTGGTCTGGACACATTAAACGGTTCATTCTGGCCCTTCCTGGAGGCACCCAGTTTGGTGCTGGAGTACGCGGAACACAGGAGACTATGGCTACTATGTTTGAGAGTAAAGAAGTGCCTTCCTGGGCCACTCTGAGGTACTTCACACCAACACCAGATGGTATCCCACGGTTTCCAGTTGTAATTGACTGGGGTACAGGAAAACGTGAAGATTAACTGTTGACAATCGCTGAAAAACAGTGTATAATATATCTATGAACAACCTAAAC